AGTCTTGTCAGAGTACCTGATGCTACAGAAGAGAGCAGCGCAGGTTAAGTCTTGGCTAGAGGCAATACATCCCAACACAGGGAGGGTACACGGGAGAGTACTGACACTCCAGACAATCACAGGGAGAATGGCTCACGCCTCTCCTAACATGGCGCAGGTGCCAGCTGTGTACTCACCGTATGGTGAGGAGTGTCGCTCTTGCTGGACTGTACCATCAGATAAGAAAGTATTGGTGGGCATAGACGCATCGTCCATTGAACTGAGAATGCTCTGTCACTACATGAAGGACGAAGACTACACAACACAGGTTGTCTCTGGTGATATCCATACCTACAACCAGAAGCTGGCAGAGTTACCTAGCCGTGACCAAGCCAAGACATTTATATATGCCACGCTCTACGGCGCAGGTGCTGCCAAGATAGGTTCGATCATTGGGAAAGGTGCCAAGGAAGGGCAACAGATTATGGACAGGTTCTTTTCAAACCTATCATCCTTTCAAGAATTGAAGACCAAGGTTAACGGAGTGGCTGAGAAGAATGGTTGGATCGCTGGTCTTGACAACAGGACCCTGCACATACGCACAGTGCACGCATCCTTGAACACGCTCCTGCAAGGTGGCTCCGCCATTCTGATGAAGCGAGCACTGGTGATCCTTGACAACCTTATCAAAGAGCAGGAACTGGACGCTATCTTTGTAGCCAATGTCCACGATGAGTGGCAATTAGAGGTTGACAAAGAGCAGGGTGACATGGTAGGAAAGCTAGGAGTGGAAGCTATTAAGCAAGCAGGAGACTACTACAATCTACGTTGCCCTCTTGATGGTGAATATAAAGTAGGAACAAGCTGGGCGCAGACCCACTAGAAAGGAGAACTAAAGTGGATATCTATACACACACAGCACTGGTCCTTCTCGTCATCGTTCTGACCTATCTGATTACTTACTTCCTTTCAATGAAAAAGTACATTGAGTACGGAGTCGAATATATTCTGGCCAAGTTAGAGCGAGAGAACTTTATACGAGTAGAGTACTCTGGTCCAATTAAAAAGTTAATCACTGTCTCTGAAACGCACAGTGAACTATACATGGAGAATGAGATCCTAAAGAATAATGTTCACGAACTTGAAAAACAATTAAACGAAGCCAGAAAAAAAGTTGTTGACAAACTGGTTTGAGTTTGCTATATACCTCTCACGCTAACAAATGGAAAGGAGAAATATCTAATGGGAATTATTCAGGGAAAAGCATACTGGGCAAAGGTTGATCCCAACAATCCCTCTCAAATGTACAACACCACTGGTCCATACGAGAAGCAATGGACCGTAGATATTACACTGGACGAGACAGCGGCTGCTGTTCTCCAATCCTTTGACATGGACGCCAGCCTACGGGATGGTAGTCAAGAAGCTGTTGATGATGGGAAGGGGCGTGAGCTAAACGGTAAACCCACTCTTGTCTATAAGAAGGGCCATGCCTGTGACGACTTTTACTTTACGTTTAAGGCACGGGCTTTTGATAAGACGAACAACCCCCAACGTCCTCCGCAGGTTGTCGATGCTGATCGCAACGATATCTCTGGTACGCTTATCGGGAACGGTTCGCTTGTCAATGTTAAGTTTAACGAGTGGCAGAACCCTGCCTCTGGTAAGACGGTGCTGTATCTTAGCGGGTTACAGGTGATACAGTTGGTGCCTTACGAGAAGGAGGGAGGGTTCACTGTTATAGAAGGCGGCTTCAAGGGAGAACCGCAGCGTGCCTCTGAAGACTTTGAATCTGTAAGCCTCTAGAGAAAGGAGAAACTTTATGGCTAAATCAACTGCACAATCTCGTATACTACGCGCCTTGAAGAAGGGCAACCGTGTCACTCGGAAGACAAGCATTGAACGTGGATGGGCTGAGAACTTAACGGCGGCTATCTCAGCCTTACGTAAGAAGGGGTATGAGATCCTTACGATCCGCGTTCCAATGCCTGATGGTGGAACCTACACTCGTTATAAATTAGTAGGTTAACCATGCCTAAGAGCAAGATTAGTTCTCTTCTACAGGATATAGAAGATAGACTAGAAGAAGGTGGGGCTGTAGACGAGTCTAATCTTGCTCTCTTTCTGGAGGAGATGGAGGAGGTTATGAAGAGGTTCTTCTCCGAGGGTAACTCCTACAGTGCAAAGGGGAGAATGAGACTTTCAGCGGTGGGTAGAGAGGACCGTAAACTTTGGTATGAATATCAGGGGTATGACAGACCCAACCTAACAACATCAAATAGAATGCGGTTTGTCTTTGGTCACGTACTGGAAGCTCTCATCCTTCTCCTTGTAAGAGAGGCAGGTCACACAGTAGAAGATTGCCAGAAGAAAGTTACAGTGAATGGAGTGGATGGTCATATTGATTGTGTTATTGACGGAGAACTGGTTGATGTTAAGTCTGCTTCTCCGTATGGGTTTAAAAAGTTTAAGGACGGATCAGTGGCAAAGGGAGAAGATCCTTTCGGGTATATGTACCAGCTAGGTTCTTATGCCAACGCCTTGGGTAAAAACAAGGGGTACTTCCTTTCAGTTGACAAGAGCAGCGGCGAACTAAATCTTCTCAATGTAAATCTAAAAAAGATCAACGCACCAGAACGAATAGACTTTTTGAAGGGGGCGCTGGTACAAGACGAACCACCGGACAGGTGTTATAAACCTATTGAAGATGCGTCAGGTAATCACAAGCTACCCATTGGGTGCAAGTTCTGCGACTTCAAGGTTGAGTGTTGGAAGGATGCAAACAACGGGGTAGGTCTTAGGAGATTTAACTACGCCAATGGACCGGAGTTCTTTACCCATGTAGAGAAGCTGCCCAGAGTAGAGGAGGACTTTGTATGAGCACATGCCTTACACTTACGCAAGATGAGCTTGACTACTGTAAGGGACTAGGGGTGAAGCGTCACATGGCCAAGCACCCATCGTTCAGAGATAAAAGTGTTGTGCCTACCAAGCAGCTGTACACTGGCGAGTCGCATGTGCTGGGTATCCTAGGTGAGTACGCCTACCACAAAGTCACTGGCTCCAAGATAGATGAGTGTATCTACGAGAGAGGAGATGCCGGGTACGACTTTGAAGAGGACGGCTCAACAGTTGAGGTCAAGGTCAGTACCTTTGGCCCCTCCGGTACAGAGTTAAAGATACCCAAGAAAGAATACGAAGAAAGAAAACCAGATGAGTATGTGCTTGTTTATATTAACAAGAACAATCTCAAAGATGTCACCGTGCTAGGAAAGATTAGCAGGAAAAACTTTGACAAAAAGAAACGTGAGAAACAATACAATCCAAGGTACCCTGTTAACTATATCGTAGGCGCGGAGGACTTAGATGCACTGGACGTTTAGAGATGACAAGACCAGAGTTCCACAACCTGATGAGTACTTTGGTTTTGTATACGTCATCACCAATAAACTTACCACCAAGCAATACATTGGGTGTAAGCAGTACTGGCAGATGCGTAAGCGTAAGAGGCACAAGCCCTCCAACTGGCGTGTCTATACCTCGTCATCAAAGGACTTGAACGAGGACATTGACAAGCTAGGCAAGAGAAGGTTTAAGTTTGAGATCATACAAGAATATAAAACAAAGAGAGGTATACACTACTACGAACAATACTATCAGATGAAGCACCATGTTCTCACCGCTGTCATCGAAGGATCAGATGAGCCAGCTTACTATAACAAGAACATAGGCGGGATAAGGTTCTATGTTCCTCTTGAGAGATGGGAAGACCCGGAGTGGAAAAGAAAGGCTGATGGCCTTAAACTTAAAGGTCCTTACAAAATTACTTTTGATACTGGTAAAGAGATTACAACTGACAACCTTAGAGGTTGGGCGAAAGAAAACAATTATCACAATCAGCTACTTTATCATATGTTAAATAAAACAAAAACTAAAAGAAGAAAAGATGGGAAAGCCTATTTAAGAAAAAATCACAAAGACATAGTAAAAGTAGAAAGACTGAGTGATGAAGAGGAGAAGTAGTGACGCTATGCTCCAGACATTGGAGGAGGGAGTGCACGATCACCACAGTCCTGAGAGAGTTCTTTGGCTGTGTGTTATTCTTCAGCAACTTCTTGATGCAACCAAGCCACCTCAAAGTTATGACAACGTGGAGATACAGCTGGCCCGATCACAGGCAGAGGCGTGGATCTTTGCATCAGTGGGGGTGACAGCGCAGGACAGAGACAGTGTATGTGAACTGGCAGGTATAGACCCAGACGCTTTTAAATCTTTTGCAAGACAGGTAATAAAGACTAAGGAGAAAACTTTTGTACGGAAAAGGATCAATGCAATACTACATGAAGATTCTAATTAGTATCTCTCTGCTTATACTACCAACCACAGCCCACGCAATAGCTGAACTAGAGATGCGTGGGTTTCTTGATAAGCAGATGATATGTATGGCAGAGGCTATCTACTTTGAGAGCAGGGGCGAACCTTTCACAGGTCAGCTGGCAGTGGGTCAGGTGATCCTGCAAAGAGTTGCCAGCCCTCTCTTTCCTGACGATGTATGTTCTGTGGTACACCAAGGCAGAGTACATGCCAATGGTCACCCTGTTAGACATAAGTGTGAGTTCAGCTACTGGTGCGACGGTAAGCCAGAAGAGGTAACAGATTCAGTAGCTTACCATGATGCACTCTCTGCCGCTGCCCTCCTGTCAGAGGGCGTGGAAATCTTTTCTGTAAAAAAAGCTTTACATTACCATGCAATATATGTTAGACCTTTCTGGTCGCATACTTACAAGCGGCTCACACAAATAGGTAAACATATATTCTACTCAAGAGAAAGGATCAATTAATGGAGAAACCAACGGATAAGCAGGTGGGCGGTGACCACTATAAAAACTGTACTATTCAACCAGTTGTGTACATTGAGTCTAACAAGCTTGGTTTTCTTATGGGTAATGTAGTAAAATATGTCACTAGGTATTCGGTCAATTCAAATGTTCAAGACCTTGAGAAGGCGAAGCATTACATAGAACTTCAGCTGCAACTCTTAGAAGAAGGTGCGTTATGAGAGATTATCTAGGAGAGAAGCAAGCGTCAGAGTTCTTATGTAGAAAGCTACGCAAGACATACCAAGACATGGGCCTAAAGAATGTCAAGGTATGGGTTGAGCCGTTTGAGTTTTCCAAAACAGTTTACTGGTCTATTCGGTCTGACCTGACCAAAAAATATCCAGAACTTTTTAACTACAATGACTAGCCCTCTACTTGAAATGCGTGGTGATGAACTTATATTTGATGGCGAAAAGCTGGCAGATATTAGCCCCGTTGCCAGTGAGTACACCGTCAAACAGTTTGAGTATTGGCTAGAGTTTATAACTGAGGAGGTTGATAATGATAGCTACGAATGGTGAAGTAACCCTACCTACCAACTACCAATCTTTTATTCATATGTCTCGCTACTCACGCTGGTTAGAAGATCAGAACCGGAGAGAGACATGGGAAGAAACTATTGATAGGTATCTTTCTTTTATGGTAGATCACTTAAAAGAAAACTATTCGTATGATTTGTTTGGTAAAGAACTAGCAGAACTCAGGGACGCAATGCTCAGTCTCAAGGTGCTAGGTTCTATGCGTGCACTGATGACAGCTGGTCCTGCTCTGGCAAGAGAGAACGTGGCAGGGTACAACTGTTCTTACCTCCCGGTTGACTCACCCCGTTCCTTTGACGAGTGCCTGTATATCCTGATGAACGGGACAGGCGTAGGGTTCTCAGTGGAACGCCAGTACATTGCCAAGCTACCCACCATACCTGATCAAGAGTTTGAGGAGAGTGATGACGTTATCTCTGTCACCGACTCCAAGGAAGGATGGGCCAGAGGACTACGAGATCTTATCTCTCTTCTCTATACCAACCGGATACCTAAGATAGACACCAGCAAGATACGCCCCGCTGGTACAAGGCTCAAGGTTTTTGGTGGGAGGGCGTCTGGTCCTGCACCTCTGGAAGAACTGTTTGACTTTACAATTCAGACCTTTAGGAAAGCCAAGGGTAGAAAGCTCACCTCTATAGAGTGTCACGATATCATGTGCAAGGTAGGTCAGGTGGTGGTTGTAGGTGGGGTCAGGAGATCTGCCTTGATCTCCCTCTCCAACCTGACAGATGAGCGTATGCGTAAGGCTAAGAGTGGTGACTGGTGGGTAGACAACCAACAGAGAGCACTGTCCAATAACTCTGTCTGCTACACAGAGAAGCCTGACATGGGTATCTTTATGAGAGAGTGGCTCTCCCTGTACGAGAGCAAGAGCGGAGAGCGTGGTATCTTTAACCGTGCATCTGCACAGGTGAAGGCAGCGTCCAACGGTAGGCGTGACGGTGACATAGACTTTGGCACCAACCCCTGCTGTGAGATTATCCTACGCCCCTATCAGTTCTGTAATCTGTCAGAGGTTATCTGTAGAGCAGAGGATGACATTGCTACTCTGAAAGAAAAGATCAGGCTGGCCACTATCCTTGGTACATTCCAGTCTACCCTGACAGACTTTGGCTACCTGCGTAAGCGGTGGAAGGATACCACAGAGGAGGAGCGTTTGTTAGGTGTGTCCCTTACAGGGATCATGGACTGCCCCGCTGTGTACGATGCTTCTCCAGAAGCTCTTCAACAGTTGAGAGATGTAGCTGTTAAGACTAACAAGAAGCTGGCAGAGAAGCTAGGCATCAAGCAGAGTGCAGCTGTCACCTGCGTCAAGCCTTCCGGTACTGTGTCTCAGCTTGTTGATGCTGCCTCTGGTATACACGCCAGACACAACCCGTTCTATATCAGGACAGTGAGGGGAGACAACAAAGATCCACTGACCATGTTTATGAAAGACAAGGGTGTACCAGCAGAGCCAGACTTCACGGCACCTGACAGTGTAACTGTGTTCTCTTTTCCTATGAAGAGTCCAGACCACGCCATCACTAGGTACAGTCTCAGTGCCATTGAACAGCTGGAACTGTGGCTCAAGATTGCTGACAACTACTGTGAGCACAAGCCATCTGTTACAATCTCTGTCAAGGAGAACGAATGGTTAGAGGTAGGGTCTTGGTGCTGGGATCACTTTGATTCTCTGTCTGGTATTTCTTTCCTCCCGTTCTCTGATCATTCTTATAAGCAAGCACCTTACCAAGATATAAAGAAAGAGGACTACAGTGCACTACTCAAAGACATGCCCCCTGTTATTGACTGGACAGAGTTACAGATGTACGGACATCGATCGTGACTGGGAAAC